AAATCTGTGCCTGTTTTTTTAGCAACAAGATACCATAATTTTTGATTAGCATTAGTGCCTCTATGATAGATAGCCTGTTGCATAGCATGAGACATAGATATGCCGTTAGGTTTTCTCTTAGTGGTTTTCAAATCAATATAAAAATCTTCCTTAGTATTTTTATCTTCCATGTGAAAGTCAGTATAACCAATCAGAGGTATGCCCTTGATATCTAGTTCTACTTTTTTTTGATAACCTATAAGATTCCATTTAAAAGCATGATCTCTAAACTTTTGAACACCTAACTGTAGCAAAGGAGTAAGATATTCTTTTTCCTCTGCAGTTTTAGGGTCATTAATCCTAGAGCAGTTTGCGTCAAACTCATCATGCATTTTTTTTTCGGCAACATCAAATTCTAATCCATTAAGAAACATATTTAAACCAGACTCAACAGCTTTTCCTCGTTCAGCCGCAGCACTACTAGCAAACTCATAACCGAATATCCTACGTAATGCCCACCTTTCACGATTGAAAGCGAACTCGTTTAAATGGCTAAATGAAAGTGGCAATAATTTTTTTTTATCGCCACTATCAAACTTTTGAAAATGTTCTATCATATCAAATCAATATATTCTTTTTGCTTTTGAATAATATTTTGAACTTTGATTTGTAGGTTCATTAAATCATCACTGATTGCACCTTTACCGAACTTATGAAGATACATAGCAATAGCAATTCTCAAGTTTTCCATAGTATTTAAATCTTGAGCCGCATGAAATAAAGCACCTTGTATTTGTTCTTCATGTTCATTGTGATATGCCTCTTGTTCTTCTGGTGTTAGATCTTCTAATAAACGATCAGACATTATTTTACCTCCATTGAATATTGTGCGAAAGTCTTACCCTGTTTGGTAATATTTTCAGTTATTATATCATAACCCTCTTTTCTTAAATCTAAAATTCTAGCACTTAACCTAAAGCAACCGAACTTTTCTAGAGCATCAATGGGGGTTAGTTTTTTACCTTTAAGTAGGTAATTTAAGATTTGTTTATTCTGGCTCATAACTACTCCTTTCTATAAGTGTTTTGCCAACTCCCTTTCGTTAACGACTTTAGTTCTTAAGTCCTCTCGAAAGGTTTTAAAGGTTTCGTATCTAATCTTAGCACGATTCCTTTCTTTAAGAACTTTCTCGTATCTAGTAGTAAAGTCCTTAAACCTTTTATCTGAATAAATGTGTGCATTTAATTCAGTAGTATTCTTATACTTGGTATTTTGACAGTAATAAAGGGTTAATTCTGAAACTAACATTTTTTCCTCTTTTTTAAGGAGTTCGTAAGCAGTATCACTGTCGCTAAATTCTAAACCTAGTAACTCTTGTTGATGAGATAATTGACTAGGTTCAAACTCTAGTGAATATATATCAGTCGCCATTGTTTTCCTCGTACTCTTTGTTATCTATTTTTTCTCTTAAATGAACTTTCCATTGTTCGTTAATATCTTTATGTTGATGTGCAATCGTATGACATGATCTGCAAACAGGAAACAAATTATCAATTCTATTCAAGCGATTATTTTTTACCCCACCCATTTTTTTTGAAATCAAGTGATGAATATCTACAGCTGGTTTACGATAGCAACCCCAACATATGGGGGTATCTTGTTCGCCATACCCCCAATATCTTCTGAAAAGTAATTTATAGTCTTTCAAGGTTTTCATTAAATGACTTTACAGCATTTTTAGTTAGATCTGAAATATCATCTACTGAAAAGTGCCCACTACCCATAGCACGACCAACTATACCCGTCACAAAAATATCTCTTCTTTGAGTGACATCTTTATTAACCATAGGTCTTGTTGGTGCTGGATTAGTAGGCGAACCTACATCTTCTGACGTGTGATCTGCTACTATTTCTAAATCCTTAACATTAGTATAAGGATTACCATTCGCAGATGTTTTAGTGTTGATTACTGTAAAATTTATAGCATCGCCACTCTTAGGCATTGGATTTAATACTGTGCCTCGGCAGTATAATCTAGTACCGTCTATCAAATCAATTGAGTAGTTTGGTACTCCGTCTTTAGTATTATCAAAACATTTTTCTACAACGTTCGACATATTTACCTCCTATTATTATTATTTATTAAGAACATTATAACCTCTACCCTCTAAACAATTATTGATTAAATCTTGTCTAGTAGTTAATTTGGGAGAGAGCCATAAAATCCTCCAACGAAAAGAATTATATACTATTTTGCCCTTATCGGCTACGACATTGGTATGATCTTTGACAATATCTTCGCAAGTATATAAGTCATCATGATATCTGTTCATATCCCCATCGATATTAGCAGATGATTTGCCTCTACTGTCAACTATTGGTGCCTTGCTACAACCGAAAACAGCCATAGCAAGACATATTAAAACAAACATTGTTAATATCTTAAAAAACATTTTGTAGTAAGTTTTTTGTTGAGATATTACATGTTTATATTCAATGACAGGTTTACGAGTTCTTAGACAGTACCCGACAATGCGGGTACTCATATAACCATAAGGAAAAAATTTATTTCTCTTTGGCATATCAACTCACTATTTTTAAGTGATCTTTTTTGACAGGTGCAGTCGAACCAAATGCCTTACGTAAGACTTTATCGAGTTCGTCTATACCTATCATCAAAAGTTTATCCATGAGTTCTTGTTTGCACTCACAGTAAGTAGGTGCCTCAATAATCTCAAGATTATGCCTATTGATTAATTGTTTATCATCAATAGAGCCAACCCATTTAGTACCAGACTCACCGTCTAGACCAATGGTTTTTTTAACCTTAATAATATCCACTTTGACAGTTCTGCCAACAAATGGAATGTAGTCAACATAATGACCATGCTTTTTAGTCTTCATATTTAAGTGCCTCCAATTTTTTAGGTGTCCAATATTTATCTCTTTCAATGCCTAAACCAAAAGCACCTTTATAAGATGATAGTTCATCAATACTGACATAACCTAGTTCTTTTTCAAATATCTCACATAACCCATAAGCAACGTTAGTTTCTGGATCAAGTTCTGATAGATACCAAGTGCCTTTGCCTGTTGGGTTAAAGAGCTTAACATAAGCAAGGGAAGATTTACTTCCCTCAGCTTTTTTATGGTTTTTGATAAGTTGTTCTCTTATCGCTTTAGTGAATAATTTCATTATTTGCCTCCTTTTAATTCACTTACGTAAGCATCTATCTCTGGCTTACATGCCTGTCTAAATGCTCGGTTAAGATATTTAGAATCTGACATTGACCAATCAACATTCATTTCATAAGCCAAATCTTGCATGGCTCTGAAAGTAAATCCTAAATATTTGTTTAATAAAAACATATAAACACCCACAAAGTCACGACCATGTTGCGTATCATTATGGCAAAGGAAATGTGCTACTTCATGTATGATTATGTGTTTTGATCTTGCCCACTTTGGCAGTTGCATTTTTTTGTAATACAATTTTCTACCTTTAGTATCTGACTTAGCAAATCTATGGGCACTGTAAAATCCAGAGTAAGCAAGAGCATTTCTGCCACCATTATTATTTGAGCATTTGACTCTAGTTACTCTGATTAGTTTATCAGTATAGTTTCTATAAAATTTATTTTTATAGGTATTCCAAATCTTTGATGCAAATTTATTACACTCTTTAAGTGACATACATTCATCAAAATTTACGATAGATTTTTTAAGTCCGTGATCTGAAAAAAGTTTTTCTTCCCATTTATAGACTCTACTTCTTTGGCTGTCTCGCATTGTTGCCTCCATTATTATTATTATTAATTATTCTGCTACTCATAACTTGATTAGCATTATTATCAAAGACGGCACTACTACCGTCTAAGAAAACTATTTTAAAGTAATGAGTGACCTTACCATTCTCGATAAGGTCAACTCTTCTTGAAGATTTGAAAGGTTTAGGAATCATTTTTTTCTTCCTTGTTAAATTCAATTTGAGATATATGAAAAACAGCAAACCTTTTAAAGTATGGTTTTTTTGGATCGTCGTTGTTAATCATACGAATTAAACTCGCTACTGATTTTGTACCTTTAGGCACAACACCACCAATCTCAAATGCTTGTTTGAATGTAATGAACTCGCCCTCATATCCAGACTTTCTTAACAAATTAATATTCTCGCCTGTATAAGATTCCTTAGTAACGTAATTGATATACATTATTCGCCTCCTAAATAAATAATACAACCTAAAGCAGAACCAAGTTTGTTTACAAGTATTCTGTTTGAATGATCGGATAATAAATCAATAGCAACTGATTTACAAACATCAGAAATATCCATAATGTTAATCATGCCTGATTTATCAACTTGAGATACTTGTATTTTTTTTGCATTTAGCAAAATAAATCTAGCATCAACATATGCGTATGAACTAACACCTTTTTGAAAAGTTTTACCTTCAAAAGAAAAGTATTGAGTATTTAGTCTATGAGTCATTTGACCCTCCTTATTATTATTATTATTAATCATAATAGAAACCTACTAAATTTTTTAGGTTTTGACTACAAAAATCATCATAAAAAAACCCTTATAAAACCTTGATTATTTAATTTTTTTTTAATAAAGTTATTTTGCTTTTTCTTTTTTAAACATAAAAAGCTCTTTTTGTGGTGTCGCCTCCAACTTGACACTACATATTGGGGGTAAGTTAGTTTATCCTTGCCCCCATGACCAAAGAGATTGATATTCAAATAGCATGTAATTTTTTGTTAAATGAATTATCAGAGGTTTATATTTTTAGACACTATCATATAGCCAATGAAGGAAAGCGATCAGTTCAATATCAAGTAAAATTAAAAAAAATGGGTTTCCGTTCTGGTGCACCAGATTTAGTAATTGAGTACCCAGAGGGCAAACTTTTATATGTAGAATTAAAAAATGAAAAAGGGCAATTATCTCAATCTCAAAAATTATGGAAGATACAATCTAGTGCTTTAAACACCCCACATTTTATTATAAAAGGTAATATCAAACAATGTTTAGAACAATTAGTAGATATAATCGATAAGTATGTCCCTCGTCGTACAAGTCAATCAAAATAAAATTGTATTACCGAAAGACTCACATGACCAGGACAAATTTATCGGTAAATGGCATAAGGCTCAAACCTTGGCCATTGCTAAAGTTCAAGACGAGTGGTTATTCAAAGACTACACATCAGACGATTTTGATTTCAAAGTTAATGAATACACATTAAAATATTATAGGCAGATTAAATATGGAGGCTAAATATGTTTATAGAAGAAAGTTCAAAACCTAAAGATAAATTAAAAGCATGGTATTTATTTACCGAAGATTTTATCGCAGGAACTCAACACTTAACTAATCAAGAGATTGGAATTTATATTCGGTTGCTTTGTTGGAATTGGAATAAAAGGTGTTCGGGTATACCAAATAATAAAGAAACTTATTATCGTATAGCAAGTGCGTTTGCTGATCATGAAAAGTTTTCATGTGAAAAAATTATCAAAGAAAATTTTGTATTAGTTAATGAGCATTGGCAAAACGAAAGACAACTACAAGAATATTTATACATTACTAAAAGAATAGAGGCATCAAAAGAAAATGGCAAATTAGGTGGTCGTCCAAAAAAACCTAGCACAAACCCCCCTACCCCTACCTCTACCCCTACCATTAACAATACATATAATGGAGCATTTGAGGATGTATGGAATAGATTATATAATAAGCGAGGCAGTAAATTTAGGGCATATGAACAATATAAAATAGCAATAAAAATTACTGACGCAGATAGATTAGTTATGGGATATAATAAATTATGTTCAGCTACTGATGATAAAAAGTTTGTACCTCATTTTAGTAAATGGTTAAAAGATAAAAGGTGGGAGGAATTTATTCCAGAACCAACAGTAAATTTAGGTGTAGTCAACCACGATGACACTAGATTACAAATGTTTGTTGATGCTATTAGAGATAAAAAAGTCACACGATTTGTTAAAGACTGGGCATTAAAACACAAAGATGTTATTGATAGAGGTATAAAACTAGGTAAGATAACTAAACAACAAGCCATTGAAGATTTAGAAATGGCAAATGAATATAGGTAAATTATGCAAAATATAGAATTAGATAAAATAATCCCTTACTCAAGAAACCCAAGAAAAAATCAGCATGTAGATAAAGTTGCTGGCTCTATAAAAGAGTTTGGGTTTCAACAACCAATAGTAGTAGATATAGATAATGTAATTATTGTTGGTCACACTAGATATATGGCTGCTAAAAAATTAGGAATGAAAGAGGTTCCTGTAATAGTAGCTGATAAATTATCAAAAAACCAAGTAAAAGCATACAGAATCGCTGATAACAGAGTTTCTGAAGAATCACAGTGGGATAATGAGTTGTTAAATTTAGAATTATTAGATTTACAAAAACACGAGTTTGACCTTGATAGTTTAGGATTTGAGAATGCTGAACTAAACAGGATATTTAATCAAGATGATCCGTTGTTTGTATCCCCAGAACAATCTGGTATGGAAACTGATACAGATAATGTAGAGGATTTTATACCCTCACAAGTTCGTATGGTGCAATTATTTTTAAATTCTGAATCAGAACCAAAATTTAAAGAAATGATAAACGCATTACAAGAAAGGTATAATACAAATAATTTAACTGATACTGTTTTTAAAGCTATAGAAAATGAATACAATAGAGGCTAGTCCTGTATTAAATGATCAACAAATCAAAGATTTGCATGGTAATTTTTTAGATGAATCATATCTGAAATATCCTGTAATAAATTCTGATACGATAGTTAAAGATGAAAAAGGCAATACTTTACTCGTTTTTTTAAAAAATGTAGTTCCTAAAAATGTTGCGTTTGAGGCATATAAAGTATTTAGAAAAGCAACAGCAGTATCAAATAATCGTGGTCAAGCAGCTGGTCCTTTGCCACCAGAACTAAAAACAGGCGATAAAATTGACGGATTAACTGTAGGAAAAGTAAGAGGTAATCGTTTTTGGCCACTAAGAAGAGACGGAACATTATCTAACAGTCCAAAAGCAAAAGCAGTTTATAGTTCTATTGTTGGATATGCTGATAGATATTCTCGCATACCTTATTGTCGTACTACTGAATTTACACGCAAATATTTTGAAGAATATAAAAAATCTTTACCTTACGTTAAATTTATTGGCGATTTATTTAAAAGATATATTCCAGAAAGATATAATGCACAAAAAAAAGCATGGGATAATACCCATCAAGATTTCAAAATACCAGAGACACCATTTACTACAATTACAGTCAACAAAAATTTTAGAACAGCATGCCATTATGATGCTGGGGATTTAAAAGAGGGTTTCGGAAATTTAGGTGTTTTACAGGCTGGCGATTATAAAGGTGCTTATACAATAATACCAAGATACGGTGTCGGTGTTGATGTACGTAGTTGTGATGTTGCATTTTTTGATGTGCATGAACTACACGGAAATACTGAAATAAAACCCATTGGCAATGCTGAAAGAATATCAATAGTGGCTTATTTTAGGGAAAAAATGACAGAATGTGGTAGTGCTAGTGAAGAACTAGAAAGGATAAAAAATAAATGACATACAGAATAGCAATACCATCATACAAAAGAAGTGAGGCAATAAGAAAAAAATCATTGGCATATTTATCAAGAACAAACATAAATTTTGATTTGATTGATGTATTTGTAAGTGATGAAAATGAATATGATTTATACAAAGATTTAAATGTAAATGTAGTCAAAGGTGCATTGGGTTGCGGTGCTAATAGAAATTTTATAACTAATTATTATCCAGAAAATCAAAAAATATTGTGCATGGACGACGATATTAAAACAGTATCAATGTATGCAAATAAAAAAACATTAATAGAAATACAAGATTTAGATTCAGTAATTAAAAATTGTTTTGATATTTCTATGTCAAATTACAATAATCTTTGGGGAATATACCCTGTTCATAATGCTTTTTTTATGAAAGAAAACGTAACATTTGATATTAGATATATTATTGGCTGTTTTTATGGTGTTGTAAATAATCACAAAGAACATGCCTTTGTTGATTTAGAAGATAAAGAAGATTTTGAAAGAACTATAAAATATTATTTGCATGATAACGGAGTCACAAGATTTAATTATATTGCACCAGAAACTGCCTATTATACTGAGGCTGGTGGTATGCAAGAAACAAGAACAAAAGAAAGGGTAAAATGGTCTGCTTTAGAGCTCGAAAAAAAATATCCTTATGTATGTAAGACTTTCATAAGTAAAAAAGGATATTACGAGTTAAAATTAAAAGATTTGAGATTGAAAAAAAAATAATGTAAAAAAGTCAAAATACCCATAACTCAGGGGAAAGAGGATAAAATGACAGAGAAAAAAAAAGTAGGCAGACCGAAGAAAGAACTGCCATATACCCTAGAAGATATAGAAAAACTAGCCGCAATGCAGTGTACTCGTGAAGAGATTGCAAACTTTTGTGGTGTATCTGTAAGCACTTTGAAACGTAATTTTGACCCCCCTATAAAAAAGGGATGGGATATGGGCAAAAGGTCATTACGTAGGGCAATGTTTGATAAAGCTATGCGTGGTAATACTACAATGTTGATTTGGCTTTCTAAAAATTATCTAGGTATGAAAGATAAGGT